ATTTGCATCTGCAATTGTTTGAAATCCTGTTCCTTGTGCTAAATCAGAGCTTGTTTCATAATTTATAGCACTAACAGTACCAGATTCATTGTTATATGCTCTAAAAAATGTAGATGTTTTAGTTACATTATAGTTTGAACCACTATCGGTAGATAAATTAAATTGAAAATCAACAGCATCATTTTGAGGATGAACATTGATAAAATCAAACTTATAAATAGGATATGTGCTATCCAAGACTACTCCATCACTTCCATCTACGAATGAAAGACTTGCAGAACCACTAGCAGTTAAAGTTTTAATAGGTACTAGGCTTCCTGTTGCTAGTTGTCCAGCACTAGAGATTGCACTTATGCTATTGTCGTTGTATTTAACTAATGCCATATAATTTTATTACTCCACTATCTATGTTTCCACTTCCAAATTTAAACCTAACAGCATTAATTGGAGATGTTGTGTTTCCATACCCAGCAGTAAAATCTCTTACTGCTAAATCATCTTTATAATATCTATGAACATCAGCTATAAAATGTTTTACAAAAGTAGTTGAAGATGGTGCGAATAATTGCATAGTTCCAGCAGAACTTTCATCATTTCCATTTCCAACTCTTGGAGAAATAGCTTGATAGCCTGTACTTTGTGCTAAATCTTCTGTATCAGAATATGCTAATAAGGTAGATACATCATCTTCTGAATGAAAAGATAAAAAGGCACTTGATGTTTTTGTAACATTATAATTTGAACCACCATCTGTTGAAAAATTAACTTCAAAATCAACATCATCAGTAGCTGGGTGTATGTTTATAAATTTAAACACATAAGAATCATAAGTGCTATCAATACCAGATGTAAAATCTAATGTTGCTGAACTAGATGCAGTTTGCTCTGAGATTAAAGTCATACCACCACCAGAAATAGATGCTGGTAGAGTTGTTATTGCTGATAAGGAATTATTGTTAGCAAAGTTTAGAGCCATTTAAACTCCTATCAATGCTTTTACTTCTTCTTCAGTTAAACCTAAGTCTAAAAGTTTTTGTTTGCCAGATGCTTTCTTGGTTTCTTTATCTGTTTCAGCATCTTTTAATTCTTGTATCTTTGCATTTACTTCTGCTTCAGTTGGCATTGTTGCACCATCTTTTATTATTTTAATGTTAGCATAAGTCATTCGTTGGTCGTTAGGAATTTTGTTTCCATTGTCATCTTCTTTTTTCCAACCATACCAGTTACCACCATTGAAAGTTTGTAGTGCGTCTTGTAAATAATCTCTATCCATTTTATGTATCTCCTAATCTAATAAATGTAAATGTAGTATAATTTAAAGAGGTACTTCCATATATTACAGTATCAGGACCTCCAGCCATACTGGTTGCTTTAAATCTAACTTTAACATTTGATGTGTCAGTTACATCTATAAAAGTTTCTTGAGTACCACTTACATTATATCCACTACTATCTCCAGCAGATGTTTGTGTTATTTCAACATAAGTAGAATTATTAGTTGTTAGTTCTATATTTGTATTAAAACCATCGGTGAAAGCATCTCCCGTAAAGTTAAATCTAACTAAATATATTCCAGTAGATGGAAAAGTAAATGTACCAGAACTTACTGACATAGCAGTTCCTATTGTGCCTTGACCAGTTGTATCAATTCTTTCTAAATTAGAAGATATTGGATCAGCATTTGAGTTTAAATTAGCAGTTAATCTCCATTGGTCAGCTACTGTAATTCCAGCACCAGCAAAAGTATTATCTCCTCTTAAAAAGGTTGTAGCATCTTTAGTTCCTGTTGCTGTTAGTTTGGCAAGTGAAACTGTATTATCAGAGGGTACTCCTAAGTCTAAAACATCTCCAAGTATTTGAATAAAATCGATCACATCTCCTGTAACTAGATTTGATGCGAATGTAATTGTTGAACCCGAAACTGTGAATGAAGAATTTGGTGCTTGTAAAATTCCATTCAAACTGACTAGCATATGATTAGCCGATTGAGGAGTTGCATTTACTCCACTTACTTGCATAGTATAACTAGCTTGTCCATTTACTACTGATATAGCATCACAAACTTGAAAGTTTCCTATTGTGGGTGCTGTTCCTATATAACTCATTAATTATTCCTTAGGGTTATCTGTTTTAATTTGTAAAATTCTTGCTTTCCAACTATCAATACCATCATCATAAATTTCTTCAAGTTGGCTTTCCCAACTTCCATATAATTTTTTTCTAGTAGCAATTACTTGTTGATTGTTTTCATAAGTTTGTGCTTGAGATTCTAAGGCATCTAATTGTGCTGTAGTTGGTTGTGCAATATCTAAATTCCATTCTTTAATATAAACACCTTGACCATTACTGTCGTCTTGCAACTTAACATCATTTAAAAAATCTACTTCGCTAACTCCATTAGCTTTGCAGTATTCTTTTATTTTTGTATTTAGTTGTGCCATAGTTTTACCTCCTTATTCTATAATTCTGTATCCACCGAAATATGTGTAAAGTTTTGTAGCATTATAATCTATTGTTGCGTTTACTCCTCCATTAGTATTAATATACCAATACACTTCAAAATAATCATCTGTATCACTATCAAGTATTGCTTCTGTTGTAATAGCAGTTGTTCCACCTTCAGCAACAACAGCACTATCAAAAGTTCTTCTAGTTTCAACTTCATCAGTTCCATTTTTATAAATTCTAATTGCTATATTATTTGCAATTCCACCTGCTTGACCATAGCCACCTACTTGAGCAAACAATTTATATTTACCAACAACTGCTGGAGTGAATCTATAGTTAGTGGTATTATCATAAGTGCCATCTGTATCAAACTTTTCTGTATTAAATTGAATTTTTGTCCAAGTGTTGTCAGCTACATTTCCTTGATTGGAACTTCTAATAGCTAAAAATGCTGGAGTATTAACACCACCAGCAACAGCAAATGTGTTATCGCCTCTTAGGAATGTTGTGCTGTCTTTTGTGCCTGTAGCTGATAAATCAGCTAACGCTACTGTACCATCTTGAATATCAGCACTTGTTAGTGGAACATTAGTTGGTTTTGCACCTATAAAAGCCATTTAACTAACTCCTATGTTATTTCCATTATTGATAATGTAGAATCTATCTTTGCAGAAACAGAACAATCAATTTTTAAAACATCTGTTGTTTGTAGAACAACTTTTCCACCAGATAATAATTCTAAAGAACTTCCAGCTGGGATACTTACATTTTCTGCAAGTTTAACTGTTTCGTTTGTTTCTGTATCAGAAGTAGTTGAAACTAATTGAACATCTACTGTTACAGCAGTTGTGTGAATGTTACAAAGTATTAAACCAAGAACTACTGATGTTGTTGAACTTGGAACTGTGTAAAGTGTGTCAGGAGTTCCAGAAGAACTCGGCATAGCACCATTTGTTTTTACTTTAAATGTATTAGCCATATCTTTATCCTAATGCGATTGCTAGAGCAACTGCTTGAGGGTCTGCCTCTAAACTTGTTACTTCTGTTGTTGTTAAGTTTGCGTCATTTGTACTCGTATTTATGTAAAAAGGCAAGTTAATCCATGCACTCCCATCATAAATTTTTGGTTGCCAAGCAGTAGCTGTTGTTGTGTCTATCCAAATCATTCCTGATTGTGGAGAACTAGGTGCTGAACTTCCTGAGTTTTGACTTCCTAATGAAACCAAAGCATTATTTAAATCTGCTCTAAAATTTGGAAATGATTGGTTCGCTATGTTTAAATCATGTTGTGCCATATCTTCTTATACTCCTTTTAAAAGCCTTTTGCAATAAAATCAAATGTTCTTGATACATTTGTTCCACCAGAATTTTTAAATAAAATATCAAAGCCATTAATAGTTTTATTTGATACTGTGAAGAAGTCGCCTGTAGCCATATCTTCGCCTGTAATTCCTAGTGCATAATTAACAGTTTTATATGGATTTGTAAATGTTACAGTTTTAGTTCCAGCACCAGATACAATATCGTTTCCACTAAATATTCTATCTTGCATATCTATTGAAACTGATACTGCTGATACAACAGGAGTAGAAGCTAAATCTCTTGAAATTAAAACAACTCTAAATTTAAAATATCTAGCTGTGTAATCTCCAATTACGAAATTTTGGAAAGCTGTATATGTAACATTGTCATCTGAGGTTGCTATTTCTAAATGAGCATTTGCATTAGCTGGTGTATCTCCATCAAAGTTAGAATTTGTGCTATCGAATAATCCTATTCTATTATCAAACAAATCATCTGGGTTGTCAGAAGATTGAGATAAACTTGCAGTAATTCTAGCAGTATGTTTAGCACCTATATCAATAACATCTGAAAATTCATAATTACCACTAGCAAAGAAGTCAGCATTAGCTACACCTGAATCAAAAAATCTACTAGCTTCTGTATCAAAATCTCCACTAGCACTATCAAATAATTCAGAAGAATCTAATCTTAGTGTGCTATCAGATACTAATACATTTGTTTTAGTTCCATCAAAGTCAGGGTGTTCTGATTGTGTGGCAATACTATTAAAATTAGTAATACCTACAACATTAGAAATAATTGCAGTTGCATTAGAACTAAAGTTACCCAATTTATCTACAGCTTTGATTAAGTAAGTTCCTTGTCTAGCTGGTACAGATATTGAAGTTGCTGGTCGTGATATTTTTTCTACTAATGCTACTGAATCTGCCCAAGTTCCTGTGCCATCTGTTTTATCGCTAAATCTTAATTGATAGTATGCTAAATCTAAATCTCCAATTTGTGTCCAACCCAAGTGTGCTTCTTGTCCTACAATATTACATGAGAAATCTTGTACATCTTCTGGTGGTTCTACTGCACCAACGATTGTTCTTTGTGCTGATACATAAGTTGAACTAACTCCAAAACTATTTACAGCTTTAACTCTTACATCATAGATACTTTGGTCAATTACATTTAAAACTCTGTGATTTAATCCTGAACCTTGTGCATAAATAATAAAATCTGAATCTGTACTTAATTTATATTCTACTTGGTAATAATCAACAAAGCTATCAGGAGAAGCACCTATAGTTACATCTAATGCTACAATTACAGTTCCATCATTATATTCAATTAATGTGTCTGATAAAGTTACACTTGCTGGTGGTTGGATAGTAAATGGATTAGGAAGATTAGTAGCTGGTACTGTTGTTGCTTGTGTTTTAGTTGCCCAAGTATAATGACTAGCCTGATATTCAACAAGAGATAATCCTACTGTTAAATCTTGATTAAAAGTAATACCAATAACTCTAAAAGGTTTAGCAGAGAATCCTAAAGAAGAATGTGTAATATTAACTATATCTCCTATCGCTAAATCATAACCATTAAAATCAACACTAATACCTAAAGATAATGCTTCTCTACTTCTTCTAAGTATTACCTCTGCCATTTCTTCTGCTTGATATTGTGAAGTTATTGTAGTGAAGTTAAATCTACCCTCTAATAAAAAACCACCATCTTCTGCTTTCATAGTTGCGTGTTGATCTGCACTTGGTAATCCTGAATCATCAATAGGCGGAAATTGTACTTCATCAACTTGGAAATTACGATCTGGATTAACAAAACCTACGATAACTCTATTGTATCTATCATTCTTTGTTGGAGTAGATAATGAATAGCCACCAATAATGTTATCTTCTGTTAAAGTAATTGATGCTGTTCCTGTTGTTTCTATAATTAAATTATACTTACCAGCATTGTAAGGTAAGTAACCTCTGCAACCTTTTAAAAACTCTCTAACATT